ATTGTTTCGTGCTTCATTTCTGTCTTTATAGTAACCAATATAATGTTCTTCAATTCTGTTTGGAAATCTAGCATGTAACCAATTTGTAATTGCTATTACATTAAATAGATTATAGTAATTTAAAGATTCATGACATACACTACTTAAGACCAGCTTTGTATTTGGTAACTCTTTTAGAACTAGATAAGAGAGCAACGCACTATCAAGTCCGCCACTCAACATCATTACATATGTTCCAGAGTTAGGTACATCTTTCATTATTTTATACCAGTAAAACTACGATGTACTGTGTTATCTAAAACTTTTTTATAATCTTTATTCTTAGTTAAATCTTTCAATTTAGAATCTTGTGAAATTAATTCTTCTTCACTTCTAAATTCAGATGGTAGACCAAGTTTTTCAAACACTTCATATATTGATAGTTGTTGTAAATCAAAGAAGTTTTCTATATTTGTATTTTCTATGTTAATCTGTTTAATCATACGTGCATCATTCTCATACCAATCATAATGTGGATATGATATATCCCAACCACCTACTTTATTTCTCCACCAATCAAAACAAAAATCAGATGGCATATATACAGCCATAATCTTTGCTTTTGGAAATAAGTCTTGTAGTAAAGGAAGATGATATGCAAACCAATGACTTTTTATTATCTTAACACCATAGTTAAAATCTTTATATGGCTTTTTGAATTCTTTTATGATTTCATCTTTTGTCATATCTTGTAGATTATCAAATCTTTGACCTTGATTATGATATGGACCCCAATAAGCACCTCGATGCCAACCATACTGTTTTGTTTTACCATCAGGCGTAACATAGTCTCTGGCGTATTCTAGTTCACTTCTTTCGTCACTAATATTGATATTTGGATTAGTACTAATAGCACGTAAGGTGCCACTCCATCTACTCCCAGGAGCACCTGTTGCCAATATTAAATCTTGTCCGTCCATAATTTCTCTCTGCTATTGTGTGATAGAACTTTTTTAAGTGCTAGTTTAGAACTTACACCATCAAATTGCAAATTGCAATGGTCGTTGCCATAGCATATCGTATCTTCTGGTAATCTCCATAAGAAATCTATTGCATTTTGATGACTTTGTTTACTTGTCTTTAGTAGGTTACTTGGTATTCTTTTTAATGCACCGTCCCACCATATCATTCCTTGCCCATTAGTATCAATAGAACTAATATCTTTTATATTCATTCTATGCCACTTATGATTTAAACTTTTATATTTGTTCCAGTGTTCTTGCCATTTGTCTCCGAAATGATTCTGTACATCTTCCCATACGACTTTCCATTTTCTATCTTCACTAGTAAATTTCTTTCTATTCCAAAGTGACATGCTAGGAAATTTATTGTTAAGATGTTCTATCCATGATTCAAAATCATTTCCATCCCAATTTTCAATAGTATACTTGTGAACATGAAGACTTATCTTTGAGATATCGACATGATGTATTACAGACTTCTCATTAAACCCATGATGGTCTAATATACAGTTAATGAAAAATCCACTGCTTACTGTTATTGCCCAATCAACTGGTTTAGTTATATCTCCGTAGTTTGGTATTTCATTGTGCATTAGATATGTAATATTGCTATCATCAATTAAACTTGTTAAAATAGTATCATGGCTATTGTAGAATTCTTCTGCACTATCTGTGTTTAACTTATGAATAAACTTTGCTTCTATGTGGGTTGTGCCGTCGCCCAATGGCTTATGAAACCAAACGTCATCACTAAAATGTATATATTCATGATTTGATGCTTCAATCATTTTTTTATAATGATGTTCGTATGCACCCATAAGAATATAGTTCCAGCATTGACAACCATAACAATATCGTAATCATGCAAGTATGTGTAACTGTCCATTACATAATAATCAACTTGGTTTTCTGTTGGTAATCTATTGCATTCTTGATAGTCTAAACTTAATTGTGTATAATTTAGAGCAATCTTATCAAAATGGTCATCGCCACTTCTAAGTACAACGATTGCATATTTTAATAACATTATAATCTTTCATCTATTTTATCAAAATTATAATAAGCAATATGAGTGTCTAACGAAACATCTCTACTAGGATCTTTCTTTTCAAAGAAATAACCCTCTATACTTTTTATAAATCTATTTTGACTATCAGTTATATCCCAATAATCTTTCCAATGCTTACTGGTTGCAGTATGAATTGTTAAGTTTCTATTAAATATCCATTGTCTTGCATCTTTAGTTTCTTCTTTTATATATTCACGTGCAGTTTGTTCATCTTTATAGTAACCATGATACTTTGGATAAGTTATATCAAACCCACCTGCACCAAACCAACCTTTATAACAACTTTCTATAGGTCTGAACACTATTATAATCTTACTCTTAGGAAATGTCTCTGCAATAAAATCTAAGTTGTTTGATATCATATGTGATTTTACAATTCTGTAATCAGTTCTTTTTTCTTCTTTCCAGGCTTTATCTATTTCATTTAATATTTCTTGTTTTGAGAACTTATTAATCTCATGCCAACCTTCACCGAACTCCATGCCCGTGCCAAAGTAACTTCCTAGATGTTGTGCTTTATTAAATTTAGTTGGATGTGTATATTCTCTATCTTCATTTCTATCAGTAGTATTGATGTTAATCTTTTTTGTCATAGACAACACATTACTTACTGCACTCCATTTACTTCCAGGAGCACCTGTAAAAAATATAAGTTTACTTTCATCTATCATTCAAGAACCTTTTTATACCTTTATAGTTTACATAGTTTTTATCTATTTCATATATGTTTGATGAATTTATATAACGTGAGGGTAGATAACGTCTTTTCCACATATTCATTCTTATAATGTCGTGTATATGCATAGAGTACTCAATGTGATGTTTATCATTGAACTTCAATTTATATTTATCCCAAGACCAAATATCTCGTATTGTGAAATCAGAGCCTATCTCTTTGGCGATTGTTCTTAGCTTTTTCCCATATTCTGTATTTTCTCCACCTAGCCATTTCATTTTAAGAAATCCAGGAAACACCGCAGTTGTTCGCAAGTATCGTTCGCCTGTTGTATATTCATCATCTATCAAATTTAATACTTTTGCATTAGGAAATCTTTTTAGTAATTTCTCTGGCAATTCGTGTGTGCATATAATAATTCTATTCTTTTTGATTATCGCATGGCCACCCATCTTTTCGAAGCGTGGGTAAAAGAACCTAGTATAGTAATGTTCCTCATCTGGTATAAAATCTTTTACATAATCATGTATTGGCGGCAAGGAACCATTAGGTACTAGTCTATCAAAATGATAGCGACTTATATGCCGTTGTCGTATATCTGAATTTTTAAAATAAACATTCCATGGGTTAGTACCGTTATCTTTATGACTATACCAATATACATCAGGTAAGCAAGACAATACTCTCCCTAATTTATGTCCACCACATCCCTGTTCAAATGATATGAATATAATTCTACTTTCGTCCAACATAGTAGAACATACCTTCCTTGTTTTGTACTAAATCTCCAGTAGCAAACCAATCATCATATACACATATATCTCCCTTGACATATAATTCATCATTTACAATCTTAGTTTCACATTGTGCGGCGTTGCCCATTATTGTTTCAGTAGTACGAACTTCCATTCCAGGAACAAACGTCTTGTTAATTGCTACTGGTCCTACTTCTGTCATACCCCAATTTACAATAAAGATTGCTCCCTTGTTAATAAATTCTTTTATAATAGAACTATGTACTCTATCACTGCCACACATGATAATCTTATCTTGTAAATTAAGACTATTAAAACTTTTTGTTTTCATTATTGCTCTTGCCATATCAGGCGTCAGGTGACTATGAGAAAAGTTTTGTATCTTTCTGACCCATGAGAACGGGTTAAATTTCTCTACCTCGATTTCTGCCCCTACTTCATATCCTGGCAATGTTTGGGCTAATAGCCCACCTGCATGCCGTAATGTACAAACAGTAAGTATTTTACTATCACTATCAATACCTTGTATTTTTCTAGCAACAGCATTTGCATGTCTTAATTTATCAGGATTTTGAAATATATTCTTTGGTACGCCTGTTGTTCCGCTACTTTGCAGTATACAGCCTTCTTTAAGCATATCATCAAATTCGTTTTTAGTTATACTGTCTTCTAATTTCATTGTATTTGTTTATGTTTAATATCCACGTGTTTTGATTTACACCAAAAACTTCACTTGTTCCTAAGTTCTTAACTAACTCTAACTTTTCTAAATGAAAGAATGTTTTATCAATTCTATTCATCTTACCACTTGCATCATTCTCTGTGTTAGTAGTAATATAGATAAACATATTATCTAAATCTGTTTCTTTACTTGACGCATATTCAATCTGATATGGCAACTGACTATGAAAGCAATAGCTTTGCATATGGTGTCTGTTCAAACCTATCTTTTTGCTTTCAGTCTGCACACCTCTGAATAAAGCACGCCAACCGTTTGCCCATGGATGTATTCCACTGACACTAACCATACGTCCATTGTCATAGGTAGCATACCACATGCCACCTCGCTCTAAGCACCATTCAAACTTCATATTTTCTAATGTATTGTTGTTCATGAAATCTTTTTCATCGCATACTTTTAGAAAATCTTTCAGTTCAGGTGTTATTACTTTTAGTTCTTCTGTAATAATCATCTTGACAATCTATTTATATACGTGTATTATACTTGATAAATAACTAGAAGTCAATAGAAAAGGCGGGTGTAACTCAGTGGTAGAGTACCTCGTTGCCAACGAGGTTGTCGTGAGTTCGAATCTCATCACCCGCTCCAATTCTATAGATTATCCCATAGCATAGAGGAGACAGTGTTATGATATGGATTCTAATATGGTTAGCAGTTACACCAGCAGGTAATATGGAATATTATCATTTAGGTACTTACAGTGAAGAAAAACTGTGCGGTAATGCTCTCAGCAAAGCACATATACTAGTTACAGGTAAAGGACAAACGATAAGTTGCATTCCAATCGATAACAAAACTATTACGAAATAAGTATTGACACTGTATAATTTTCAGTGTATAATAGGGATTAACCGTACAATAAATGCGGTTGTTCTGGAGAGTTGGCAGAGCGGTTTAATGCACTGGTCTTGAAAACCAGCGTGGGTGAATAGTCCACCGAGAGTTCGAATCTCTCACTCTCCGCCAGAAAAATAAGACAATAAATGTCTAGGAGGACAATTTATGAACACAATATTAATGCTACTTTTTATTGTAGCAGTAGGTTATGTAGCCTACAGGTCTAAAGGGGATAATTACTTTCTAACTACATCAGATAGTAATATGAACCTAGGGCTGTCTTATGGTGCAACGTTAATTTCAACGTCTGCTATCATCGGATTCGGAGGCCTTGCTGGTTGGATTGGATTTGCAGTTCCACTAACAATGACAATTCCATTTGTAGGCTTAATTTATTTTGCGACCGTGTATATCGGTCCTAAAGTTTATAAGGCAAACAAAAAGCATAAAGCTAAAACCTATATTGAAATGATTGGTAAGCATTATAACTCTCCAATGATTTCAAAACTATTGGCAATCATCACAGTTGGATTAATTCCGTTTTACTGTGTTGCGGTGCTAATAGGTGTCGGTAAATTTATTACAGCATTTACAGGTGTTGATTTCACACTTGCTGTAGTTGGATTTAGTGTTTTAGTATTTGGCACAATCGCATATGGCGGAATGAGTGCAGTTCTAAAAAATGATATGGTACAAGGTATCATTGTTATTTTAGGTTCACTTATCGTACTTGCTATTACAGTGTTTAGTCATATGCAGGCAGTTGGATTTTGGGAAAACTTATCACTAGCCTGGACAGCAGTTCCAGAAGGTGATGCGTTGCATAAGTTAGGATTTACTGGGTTTACTAGCTGGCCAGAGTTTTGGTCTAGAGGCTGGTTAATGATTACTACATTATTGGTATTCACTATTCCAGTAGGACTTATCACTTTGCCTCAACTACAAACACGTTGGATGATGGCTAAAGATGAAAAGAGTTTTAAAACTATTGCAAGGTGGGGTGTTATTATCCCAGGTCTAGCAATCGTAACATTTATGTTAGCGGCAATTTCGGCTAACTCATATACGTTTGCGACTGAAGGTATCACTGTATCACAAGCATCTGGTGGAGGGACTGCAAATGTAATCCCTTATTGGATTAAGGAAGGATTTCCTGCTTGGGTAAGTAGTGCGTTGTTCGTTACAATTTTAGCGGCCGCATTTACAACACTTAATAGTTTGATGCACTTGTTATCAACTACTATTTCAAATGATATTATCAAAACTAAAAACCCAAGTTTGAAAGTAGCATATATTTCTATGATTGCAGTTATTGTATTAGCAGTCTGGATGACTATTGCATTTAATGGTCAAGTGGCCATCATTGCACGTGCTACTGCGTTGTACTTTGGTATTATAGGAGCGGCGATGCTTCCACTCGTTATTGGTATGGCAAGAGGACTATCTAATGGTCGTCATGCTCTTACTAGTTTTATCGGTGGTGCTTCGGTGAGTATCATTTGGGTACTATTCGTACACTTCAAAGAATCAAAGCTATTCACTGGTATCACTTATGATATGGGTGTATACAACTTTGTTGAGCCGATAGTTCCTGGTTTAATTGTATCTAGCTTAATCTTTATTGCATTGACTAAGCTAAGACCAACAGTTAAATAAATATACATAATATGCTCTCCAATATTGGGGAGCATTGTTCCCGAATAGTTCAGTTGGTAGAACAACGGACTGTTAATCCGTATGTCGCTGGTTCGAGTCCAGCTTCGGGAGCCAAGTTTGCAAAGGATAGAAAATGCAAAATGATATACATCACATAAACTATAACTTTGACAAGGATAAACTATGGGCTGGATGGGAAAAGTATAAACATACAGTTGAAACATATACAGACCCTAGGTTTGCAGAGTGGCGCAAAGATAAAGAATACTTCAAAAAGATTATGAATTCATTCGGTGTAGAAGACTACGATGATGAAGGCTTCAAAGTAGCAGACTTAAATGTTAAAGAGTTTGATTACGGTATGGAAATTTGTGACTTATTCGAAATAACAGATGCAAAATTCAAGTACTATCATATGGTACCGAATTTTGTTTTGCCATTTCATAGTGATTACGGTATGCAATGCTCAATAAACATTATGATAGGTGATAACCCAGCACCGATACGTTTTCAAGAAAGCGATACAACACATCATTATACACAAGCATTAATAAATGTTTCTAAAAAACATGGTGTTACTAATGGTGACTCAGCAAGAATACTTTTTAGACTGTCAGTCAACAGTGAAAGTTTCGAGTCATTACGAGATAAAATTATTAGTAAAACAACATAAATACTATTATATAATCATACAGGAAATATTATGGCTTATTCAGACAAAGTGTTAGACCATTATAATAATCCACGTAACGTAGGCAAATTTGATCCAAAAGACCCTGACATTGGAACAGGCATGGTAGGTGCGCCTGCATGTGGTGATGTTATGCGTTTACAAATAAAAGTAAACGATGAAGGAATTATAGAAGATGCAAAATTTAAAACATACGGATGCGGCAGTGCTATTGCTAGTTCAAGCATGGTAACAACAATGCTAAAAGGTATGACATTAGATGAAGCACAAGAAATTAAGAACACAACAATAGTTGAAGAACTGGCGTTGCCTCCAGTAAAAATTCACTGTAGCGTATTGGCAGAAGATGCCATCAAAGCCGCAGTTAGAGATTACGGTGGTAAGCAAGAAATAAACGCAAAGGCAGTCAGGATAGATTAAATGGATATTCAGTATTTTGAGAAACCGTTCCCCTATGTAATAATTGATAACTTTTTACCTCAAGAGTTATATAATAGAATTAAAGAAAACATGCAACACATGTACGGTGGCTTACAGGCATTACCAGAAGCAGATGAAGTTAGAAATGTCTTTGGTAATGAATTACAGAATATACGCAATAAATTACTTGAGCAGGTGCCGAATGCATCAGACCGAGAAATGACGCCAAATGATTATATCATATGGGCTAACAGACAAATACCATTCGCTAAGTATAAAAATCATATCGATTCACCATGGAAAAGATTGTCTACAGTGTTATATGTTGGAGCATTCAATCAAGGAACACTATTTCATGAAGACGCATCTGAGTTCAGTAGAATTGTTGGGCAAGTAGAATGGAAAGAAAATCGTGCAATGTCGTTTGTTCCATCAACCACTAGTTTTCATTCATATGAAAATACTAGAGAATATCACAGAGATACAGTACTAATCAACATGGGTTCAATAAAAAATGTCAATGAAGCAAAGAACAGCGAAGCCTTCAAACATATTTTTAACCCAAACAATTCATAATGCACGACCAGTTGTTAATGGGACGCCACCTAGGTCCTGAAATATCGAAAGCTGATATACCAGAATTAAATAATCTACAACAACTTCCTGAAAAATACCATAAGCATTTCAATATCGATGAAGACTACACTTGGAATGACCTGCTAACACTAGAAATACGTCTAAACAATTATGGTTTTAGGTCTAATGAAGACTATCATTTAGAAAACCAACCTAACGAGGTATGGTGTTTTGGGTGTAGTCATACAATGGGAATTGGATTACCACTTCATCATACATGGCCTCATATACTAGAAAAGCAAATAGATTTTAAAACAAAGAACTTTGGTGTTGCTGGTTCAGGCGCTGATATGGTATGGCGACTAATTGAAAACTGGGTTGAACATTCAAGGCATAAACCTGAACATATATACATATTCGGCTTTCATCATCCTAGATTTTCTGTATATGATGGTGGGCAATATATCAATATAAATGCATCTACTAAAGAAGCCATGACTAAAGATTTAGATAAATCATTGCTAGAAATTATAGATAAGAAATGGAATGAAATAGTACATGAAGATATACCAAAAGAAGAAACTATTATAAAAGAATTTTTAGACAAACATAAAATTAAATATTCAATAGTTAATCCTTCACTTTTATTCAGTATCAGACATAAAAGATACTTAGAAAACTCTGAATTATCACTAGATTTAGGCAATGATATACTAGATATAGCTAAATTTCATCATACTTTAGTGCATGGATACACACCAGGCATCGTAACTGGCGCTCATCCTGGGTTGAATTTTCAAAAAGAAGTAGTAAAACATCTATTAAAAACTTGACATATCTCCGAATCATGATATATTATATACATAATGAAGGAGAAAGCTATGAACAAATTTGTTATCGAAACTGCTATCCGTGAAAACTATGCCGCCCATGATTCAGATTGGGATGGTGTTACTTCTTATTGGAAGAACAAAGGTGGTAGCACCTATGTTGTTGAAGCCAGCAATTATGATGAGGCTTCTTCCGTTATAGATTTAGTTACATCTTCAAACGAAGCATACGAAGAAAACTTCTTTGATTGTTATCAAGTTGAAGATAACTTTGAATCAGAATACGTACAATCACAAAAAGAGTACGACCCAAAAGGTTGGGATACTTTGTACCTTGATAATGTTGTTCGTAAGAATGACAAAGGTGATTGGTATATGAAACGTGGCTATATAGTTGGTGGATTTCAGGAAGGAACAGAATATGAACATCTTATTGGTAAGTTTGTTGGTAATGTCGATAACCTTAGTACAGGCGAATGCGTCCTTAAAATTGAAGGCGATACCCGTACAAGTCTAGTTTAAACTTGACAAATTAACGAATCGTGCTATATTAATTAAGTAATCAGAGAGAGGTTCAAATGATTCGTATTTTTAATTCAGCTATCCCCGGAGAACGTTGGTTGTCACTAGATGAAGTAAACATAGTGACACAAAAGATTTGTCCAGTATATAGTTCTCCTTATATCTTATTTGAGCATAGCGATTACCCCATGGGTTCGTTAAAGGCAGAATATAATGGCGAACATTGGTCTTGTGATTTAGACTAAAAACTTGACAAAATAGCGAATCGCTGTATACTATAAGTATAGTTAATCAAAAGAGAGAGAATAATATGTTTAGAATCCCTAGTTTTTATGAAGCAACACCAAGTTTTGAAGATGCTTGGAAGACAATCGAAAGTTTTGGTCGTGGCGATGCACTAGAAGGAATGAACGCAATGAACCGTGTTTGGGAAGAGCATTGTGCATCAGGCAATGATGATGATAACTTCTGGGATAATTATGAGTATGAAGCAAATGCTTATAATGTAGTATTTTCAAACATGAGCAAACTTTTCGGAGAGGCGGCGTAAGATGATACGCATTTTTAATAGTGCAGTTTACGAAGATACTGGTGCTGAACGTCTAATACCTTTAGAAGAAGCCAGTATCATAGAACAGAAAATTGATGCAAAGGGCCGTCCTTACATATTCTTTGAACATACGGATTATCCATTGGGCGGGCTTCGTGCTTGGTATGATGGTAAGTATTGGCAATGCGATTTAGATTGAGAGGTAACATGAGACATCCAAATAGCCTAGAATTCAATAAAAGCACTATCTTTGGTCTAGCACTAACAGGTGTTATGATTTCACTGAATATATACTTTTTCTTTTAAAGTCTCCTTGTTCATATTGTGAACTAACTGGCCCACTTCTGAGTGGGTCTTTTTTTATAATAAAGATAAATACACATAGCAGTTAATTATAGGTAGAAAAACATGAGATTATACGACTTATTTGAGAACGAAAACAGCAATCTTGTTGTAATATATCCAGGAAGATTTCACCCATTTCACATTGGACATGGGAAAGTATTCAAGTATCTAAAACAACAATATAAAGGTGCACAAGTATTTATTGCATCTTCTGATAAAACGGATAATCATAAGTCTCCCTTTACATTCCAAGAGAAGAAAAAGATGATGCAATTAGCTGGTGTAGACCCTAATTCTATCGTTCAATGTAAAGTTCCTTATGTTGCTACAGAGATTACAGACAGATTTGACCCAGATAAGACCGTAATAGTTTATGCAGTATCAGAGAAAGATATGGCAGAAGACCCTAGATTTAACTTCCCAGACACTGGTATGGCTCTATTAACTAGAGGTGCTAAAAAAGGACAACCTGCTCATATGCAAAAATGGCCTGGGATTGAGAATGCTAAACCATTGCGTGACCATTCATATATTACTACAGTACCTACGTTTAAGTTCGAAATAAGAGGACAGGCAATTAATAGTGCTACCCAAATTCGTGACATGATTGCGAAGGCAGACGAGTCAACACTAGAACAGATTTTACAAGATTTATATGGCAATCCTAATATTCCAAAAGATGTAATGCAATTATTTCAAAATAAATTACAAAAAGGAATTACAAATGAAAATTGGGAAGAGCATTCGTTGTATGAGTCTCTTATGGAAGCACAACTAATGCAGGATATGGGTGAAGCATTATCGCCTGCAATGGCAAGACGAGCCAGAAAGAAAGCATACGCACTCAAAACAATGGCAAAATATCGTAAAGCATCTGAATTAGGTATGGATCCTTCCAAAGTTAATCAACGTAGGAATGAACCAACTCCTGTTAAAGAAAAAGAAAAATCAGAAGATTTGTTAAAAGGGTTTGACCCTAAAACTGCAAGAGCATTGGTTCAGTTGAAAACTAAATATCCGCAGGCAGACAATGTGTTATCGGCTTTATTGGCAGACGTAGAAAAGAATGAAAGAGACGGCGACAAAGCTGACTATAAACAAGAAAAAGAATTGGCAAGACTTACTAAAGCAATAGAAGTATTGCAAAAAGAAATACAAGTTTTGAAGTCACAAAAGGGAAAATAAAATGAGATTAGATGAAGTAGAACAACCAATAACTAACACTCAATTAAATGCTTTAGAAAAAGCATTAGATAATTTGTTTTCTAGTCTCAACATCGATGTAGAATTCACTAGACACTTTATCGATAGAGCAAACGATGACCGTAATGGTCAACAAATCACTATGCCTGAGTTGGTAAATTTGTTTAAAAAAGAATACAAGCGTTGGGGTAAACCAATTGCACAGATGGGTCCTGATGCTGAGGCAGTGATGAAAGACTTAGAAAGTGATATCAATATTCCTTTTGTATTGAAATGGGACAGAGACAACGAAGAACTAGACTTAGTTGCAAAAACTGTCATGCGTAAAAAGAACTTCAAAACATCAAACAAAGAATTTCCAGTAGAGTCCACTGTAGATGTTAGTGAAGATTTTGGTTCAGTCCCTCCGTTAGCAGAATTAATTATTATGGCTGTGTTGGCAAAGACAACAGTTGATGTACTTAAAGGTATGTTTAAGGTTGCAATTACAACTGGTAAAGGTATTAAGAAGTTACGTAGTTTACAACAAAAAACAAAAAGACTAGGACAGAATATTGCAGATTATGCCTTACCAGAAGATTTTAGTCATCCTGATAAAGCTATATTAAATGTACCAGAAAGATATATGAAGGCGGCCCTAGATGCATTGCATAGGCTTGTGACTTCTAAAGGCAACAGACAAAGTGTAAGTGGATACGCATTTGATATTTCTCGTACCATGCATGGAATAAATGCAAGAGAACTTGCAGACGTATATAATAAGATACACGAATCTAACGAAGATGATTTTTATCTAATCGTAGAATATAATAAAGGTCAGCCTGTTAAACAATCTGATCCTTTGAGAGTATTAGATAACTTAGCCGCACGTGCAGATAATATGCCTTTTCCAATTAAATTTAAAGATAATGAAGAAATTAAAGTTACACCTGAACTTGCGAAAAGATTTACAATGGCGTATCATGATATTGCAAGACCAGAACAAAAAGAAATCATTAAACAATATCTAAGAACTAAAGAAGGCTTCAAGAAAATTGTAAATAAAATGCAATTAAACAAGAGTAACTTTGGCAAAAATGCAAACGCAAATTTAGCCAGCTTAGATAGAAATATTAAAAATTAGGATTGTTTTAAATGCGCCTAGCTGAATTCAAAATAGAGAAGCCTAAACCAGAAGATACTATGGGTATCACAAGGGACAAAATGCCTCAAGTGAAATCTACAGACTATGACGAATATAAATCTTATCTTAAAAAGAACGGCGTAACTCTAACTTCACAAGTCGTAAGTGCAAAAGATTTAAAACCAATACAAAAAGAATTTTCAGACCAAGGTGTTGAAAGACAACTTACAAAGAACAAAAAATATGACGGCCAGAACCCAAAACCTCTACTAGCAAGTAGTGACAGTTGGATTATAGATGGACATCATCGGTGGTTGGCCGCTTTGAATACAGGTAGAGATATTAATATTTTACGTGCAAATGTTGATGTTCATGAACTTTTATCCTTGACATTAAAGTTTCCTAGTGTATACTTCAAAGATATCTACACAGAGGACGAATCAATGGATATCATAGCAAAGGCAGAACAATTTGCTCAAGAGGCTCACAAAGACCACAAGAGAAAGTACACTGGTGAACCATACTATGTACACTTAGATGAAGTGAGAAATATCGTTAAACAGGCAGGTGGTTCTGTGAATCAACAGTGTGCCGCTTTGTTGCATGATACAGTAGAAGATACAAGTGTTACACCAGCAGATGTAACAAGAGAATTTGGTCCTCAGATTGCAAAACTAGTTGTTGAACTTACTGATGTAAGTAAACCAGAAGACGGTAATAGAAAAGTACGCAAAGGCATAGACAGAGATAAACTTGCAGGTGTTAGTGCAGAAGCACAAACAGTTAAATATGCCGATTTGATAAGCAATGGCAGAGATATCGGCAAGAACGATCCTAAGTTTGCTAAAGTTTACCATGCAGAAAAGGCTGACCTGTTAAGAGTTATGAAAAATGGAAAAGCTAGTCTACGAAAAGAAGCTATCAATATGTTACCTGATGAACTTAAAGCAATAGCAAATTCTCAAGTCGAAGAAGAAGTTAAACTTGCTAATTCAGTAATATCATCACAACAAATGTTGACAAAACTATCAAAAGAAATGCAAGGCACACATACGGGCGCAATGGATCCAAACTCAGACTGGTCAAAGTTTGTTCTATCTCATAAAGGGTTTAAACTAAAAGACGTACAAGTTGATAAGATACCAACAGCAGTAAAGAGCGATGGAATGAGTCAGGCAAATGTTGAAAAATATAAAAAAGCAGACACATCTCAATTCCCCCCAATGGTAATAGGCAACGATGGATATCTATTAGATGGCAACCATAGACTTCAAGCATACAAGGCACAAGGTATTAAAACAGTCAAAGCCTACGTAGGCGAAGAAGTTGAAGTATCGTTACATGGCGATGCTAAAAAAGGTTATGTACTATCTAAGATTGAAGTATCAGGCGATGAACGCAATGCTGGTCAAGGGACCAAAGAAATGCAAAATATCGTTGATAGAATGGATAGAGAAGGCGCCATTATTGCACTAACACCAGATGATGCATTTGGTGGGAATAAGAATAGACTGATTAAGTTTTACAAGCGTTTTGGTTTTGTACCAAACAAAGGTCGCAACAAAGACTTTCGTTTTAGAGAAACAATGATCCGTTATCCACAAACAAACGAAAGAGTTAATGAAGCACTGAACACTATGTTATCAGCATTAAGAGAAGAAGCATTGAACGTCAAACCTATCATTACCCAGGCTATTCGTAAGCTAGATAAAGTATTTAAAAAGAATCAATATGAAGTCAGAATAGTAGGTGGCGCTGTAAGAGATATTGCATTAGGTAAAGAGCCAAAAGATATTGACTTTGCCACAGATGCTACACCGGATGAAATGATTGCTATGCTTGACAAAGAAGGTATCAGACACATTCCTACAGGCATAGAGCATGGTACAATAACTGCGGTTATCGATGGTGAAGATTTTGAAATAACAACTCTACGTGCAGATACAAATACTGATGGTAGACATGCTGATGTAGAATTTGTACGTTCATGGGAAGAAGATGCCAAACGTAGAGACTTAACATACAACGCAATGTCAATGGACATTGACGGTACAGTACATGATTACAATGGTGGTATGGACGACTTGCAAGATAAAGTAAGTAGGTTCGTAGGGGATCCAGAAGAAAGAATTAAAGAAGATTATTTGCGTATCTTAAGATACTTTAGATTTCAATCTAAGTTAGATAGTCCAAAGTGGGACGATGTCACATTAAATGCAATCAAAGATAATGCAGATGGCATGACAGGTTTATCTGTTGAAAGAATTTGGCAAGAAATGAGCAAATTGTTAATGGGTTCGAGTGCCAAAGAAGCACTTGAATGGATGAACAAGACAGGCGTATCAAGTAAGATTGGACTTGAAGGTATCAATCCAGCTAAACTAGGTGAGCCTACAGGACCTATTATTGCCCTTGCAAGAATGCTGGACAGTAGTGGTATTGCAAGAGATTGGAAGATGAGCAATTACGATAGAGAAATGTTTGACTTCTTAATCAAGCACAAAGGTGAAAACATCAATCCAAAACAAGCACAAGATATGATTATCAATGGTGCCTCACAGGATCATTTACTTGCATGGGCAAACATGCATGGCAAGAATGATGTATATGATGCAGTACACGGATTTGAACAACCAGACTTCCCAATCAATGGTAAAGACTTACTAGCAAGAGGTTATGTAGCTGGTCCTAATCTTGGTAAGATGATTGCTGATTTAAAAGATGAGTGGATGAAATCTAACTACAAACTAAGCAAGGAAGACTTGTTAAATAAAGTTCCAGTTAAAGAAACCATAGTATTAGAAGCAGTAGGCAAGTTTATGACAGGACATAATGTCAAGTTTGCTGGTAAGAAGTATGAACAAATTGAAGTTGAAGTCACAGGTGTTGATAATGACAAGAGACTTTATCATATATCCATACTTCATCCAAAAGAACTGTTCGGTAAACAAGTATCTATCTCAGCAAAATTCATGCATCGAGGACCATGGGTAAAAACAGATACGAAAAAGGTTGCAAATTGGGCTGAAAGCAAGTATGATAATTGGATGAATAAAAAATCATTAGATGAAGATTTCGAAAGACTATTAGAAGATAATACTCCTGATGTATATGTGGATATGGATGGCGTATTGGTTGATTTCTTTAATGAGTGGGCTAGAATTATGAATGTCAAATCATACAGAGACATACCAAAAGAGCAAATAGGCAAAGCACTTAAGAAGATTGTTAATACTCCAAACTTCTGGGAAGATTTGCCAACACTAGCAGGTCATAAAGAACTGCTCAACACAATTAAAGCCACAAAAGGCAAATATAAAATATTAAGTTCCCCTCTTGCAAACGATCCAAACGTGGATCCTGGTAAAAGAGAGTGGGTGAGAAAACATTTAAACTTCTTTAAACCAGAGCAAGTTATCATTGACCATAACAAATCAAAATATGCAACTAAGCAAGACGGTACACCGAACTTGTTAATTGATGATTTTGGTAAGAATGTCAAAGGATGGCAATCAGCAGGTGGTATCGCAATTAAACATCACACAACGACTACAGCCAATACAGTACAAGCAATTAAAAAAGTATTCAGTAGAAAAGATGTTAAAGAGGCGGCAGGCGTAGGGCGTGTCGTACCAGGTATAAATACCACAGTTGATGTAGGACCCAATGAAATTACTAAACAAGCTAAAAAGTTTGGTAATGACGTAGACAAGGATGGGAAACCTAAAAAGCTACTGCGTACAAAGAAAAAATGAATGAACTAAATCCAAATCTTCATAATTTAAAAAATACAATGTGTTTCAAAAACTGGAACGACATTATAATATCCTTACCTCAAAGAACAGTAAAGTGGTGTTGTAAAACACAACATACGCCTGAGCAAATGAAAGAACTAACATTTGACATAGATACGCTTACCGAAGATTTTTTATTTAATCATCCTATACTACAACAACGAAAGTATGAATTAAGTGGAGGCACCCGCAGTACAGATTGTTCAGGTTGTTGGAGAACAGAAGATGCAGGCGGAGAGAGTGTTAGAACATCATATAACAGTAATTACGATTATCCGTGGAGAATGCGTTTACAAAAAGCTGGCAATCATCCAAACATGGCTAAACAATTTCATAGAGATATGATGGAACGTGACAACTTCAAGTTTATTGAAATAGAATTAACAAATAAATGCAACATGGCGTGTGTATATTGTTGGGCTGGTTCTAGTACTCGTTGGCAAAAAGAAGTAGGTCAGCGTTTTCCAGATACAGATGATGCAATGTTTGATAAGACACTGAATATTTTAAATGATTATTGGGATAAGAAATTAGTAGGACAAGGACATGTTAACTTTAGTTTACTAGGCGGAGAGCCGTTTTTTACTGACCATATGTTTAAGTTTATTGAAGAATTTATGGTAAACATCAATGACACTCACACTGAAGGACAAATAGTAGTAATCACTGTTACAACAAATTTAAACTTCCCTAAAAAGAAATTCGATAAATTTATTGAACTAGTACATAGAACTCCAAATATACGTTACGAAATGCAACTATCAGGTGAAGCATTAAATAAGCAGAGTGAATTGATTAGGTGGGGATTAGATTTTAATAAATGGGATGAAAACTTAGATTTATTTTTTGAGAAATCAAAGGATATTGATAATCTAATTATTGGTTTTGGTTGCGCCCACAATAGTTTAAGTCTTCCCTACTTCAAAGATTTTTTAGTGTACCTTAATGATAAAATAAATAAGTATGAATACGATAAGACAATATTAATGCATCAGAATTGGGTAGATAATCCAGTGCATTTAGCAGTAGATTCATTAGAGCCACATCATGCAGATGCAATAGAAGAACAAATAGAATATTTTCAGAATATGTCTGGTAATTTCTATAAAAAACAAAGATATATTAGATTAATGAAGACAATGAAATCACTAGTAGAAAGCGAAGTGCCAGTAGAAACTAAGCTAATAGCACAAAAACAGTTTAAAATATTAGAAGATAGACGCAAAATCTCATATTCAGAGTGCTTCCCACACTTCAATGAACTAGTAAATTCCAATTAATTAATTAATTTGATAAATAGTAATATGAAATTAACAGAATTATTAGGTGAAAATTTTAGTGGAGCGTTTGCAGGTGTGGCTATGCCAATGACACCGGGTACGAAAGCTAAGGATGCCAAAAAGGCAGTAGACCCATATGGGTATTTGACACCTGGTAAGAAACAAAAGAACTATAAGATGGGTTTTTCTGCTAATGTAGGTAATTTAGTTTACAATAAGCCTGTCAAGAGTCCAATGATTAAGAGAGCAAAATAATGAAACTTACACAATTAACAGAGAGTTTTGTAATCAACAACGATGAGTTTGAAGATTACTTAAACCGTGGTACGGAACAACTCAAAACAGAATTAGAAGGTGGAAAGAATGCCCGTGATGCGGTTCATGATTTAGCCTTAACATTTTCACAACAGCATAATAAGTCTTATGAGGCATATGAACGTATGTCTGATAGTCTAGCGGCTCGTATGCATACACTAGAATTAGGTAATGACCAGGCTCCGGCTATGGATATGCCTGGTGAAATCCCATCGATGGATCCAGAAGCACCAAGCGACATGGACATGGCGCCTGATATGTCTCCCGAAGAACCAGAAGATGGTGAAATGAGCGGTATGGACATGAATGTTCCAGGTGCAGAGGAAATGCCAAACGATGAAGAAATGGCAGACTATGATGCAGTGATGGCCAACAAGCCAGACGCAGAAGAAAGCATGGAAGAATCAGCAGGGTCGCTCACCCAAGATGATTACGATGCAAAAAGAAAAGCATTACAAGACATTCAGTTGGACCCTGAGACAAGCAAAGACCCAGAATTAAAAGCAGAACTTATGCGTAGAATAGCATCACTTAATGCAGAAGCCAAAGCATCAGGTATCAAAGAAGGTACTATGATTGGCGGACTAATGAAATATGATGGTCAACCAGAAGAAGAATATGCTGAGGCAGTTTCAAAATATAATGAATTCATGGATGAACCACGTGAAGCAAATGACGAAACAACTGATATGGTTATGTCTTTTGTGTTTGATGATGAATTATTAGATGATATGGCCGAAGCACAAGAACAAGGTAACAAAGACGTTAGAGATATTGTTGCTAAAAGAATGGCAGAACTTGGTCACGCAAATGAATCAGTTTCAGAAGCAGATGAAAAACCATACATTTGTGTACATGCTAAAAAAGGCAAACACGAATGTCATGCGACTACCTCATACGGAGCGGCTAAAAAGGCGGCTGAACATTGGAAGATGAAATCAACTGCTGGTATCGATGCACATTTGGCAGTAGAAGAATCAGCAATGATTGAAGAAGGTGCAATGGATACTCTAAAGAAAATCGTAGCAGACAAACAAAATATGCCTGTTAAATTTGATGATGGCCAGATGAAAGTAGATTTATTTACTGCATCGGCTGTTACACAAGTTTATGATAAAGTTAACGATGCTAACAAAGAAAAAATTGACAACATGCTAAAAACTAAAGCTGGTATGTTAAAGATTGCCGACTTTGCTATGTCCTCACTTAAAGAGGGCAAATTAGGCACACTTGCTAAAGTAGGCGTAGGTATGGCGGCTAAAGCAGGAATGGATAAGAAAACAGCAATTAAAACAGCTAGAGGCATTGAAAAGGGTATCGCAGTTGGCAAAGCAGTAAAGAATTCACCAATCACAAAAGCAGTAGGTAAAGGTATCGGTGGTGTTGCGAAAGCGGCGGCAATTGGTATGCAAAACAAACTATCTGGTGTTAGTGGTGGTGCTATCCCAACAAGTAAGAAAAAAGTATTCAATGCAGACGATGTAGCAGACAGAATTGTTAACAATTCGGCTAGACTTGCAATGTCAGAGTACAATGAATTCTACAAAGAACTAGATAAAGCGGCTAAGCAAGGTAAGAAAGCTGGTGACTCTATCTCAGTTGGTGGTAAGAACATCAAACTAAAATCTAATCCAAAGAAAATGTCTGACCTAACTGACTCAGACTTTGCAAAAATCGATGTAGTAGCACAGAAACTAATGGACGCAAGTTGCGGTTCACATGGAAAAAAACGAAAATAACTATTGACTTTCGTAGTCACTTAATGTATTATAAAAGAGTGTCCTAGAAATAGGGCGCTCTTTTTTAACCTAAGGAGGCAACTATATGTCAATCGATACATTAAGTCCAGAAGACAAAGCAAAACTAACACAACTCGTGGATGAAGGTTGTTCAGTTTTACAGGAATGTGAAGACCTTAAAGGTGGTCTACGTGATACAGTTAAAGCAATCGCAGATGAGTTTGATATCAAACCAGGTGTTCTAAATAAAGCGATTAGCCTAGCACATAAGGCAAAACTAACAGAAGCAAAACAAGACTTTGCTGATGTTGAAGAAGTGTTAGAGACTGTAGGACGCACCCTGTAAATGAGTTATGTAGACGCTTATTACAATAGAGATAAAGACATTGTTCAAGTAATAGAACGTGTCGATGGAAAACGTGTCTATAACGATTTCCCTGCATGGCGAACTTTCTATGTGAAAGATCCTCGAGGACAACACTTAAGTATTCACGGAGATAAAGTCCGTGAAGTAAAGTGTAAACGGCTCAAAGACCTACACAAAGAACGAAGAATAAATGCAGGTAAGTCACTATACGAAAGCGATATCAAACCAGAAGTAAGATGCTTAAGTGAGAACTACAACGGTGTAGATTCTCCAAAGCTACATACTGCTTTTTTTGATATCGAAGTAGACTTTGATGCAGATAAGGGATTTGCTCCACCAGAGGATCCCTTTATGCCTATCACTGCAATCACTGTTTATCTACAGTGGTTAGATAAACTTGTAACATTCGCTATCCCTCCTAAACATATGCAAGAGGGAGAAGGACTTGAAGAAGCAGAACGCATTTGTAATCAATTTGATGATACATTTTTATATCTTGATGAAGTAGATATGTTAAATGATTTCATTGCATTGATTGATGATGCAGATGTTTTATCAGGTTGGAACTCAGAAGGTTTTGATATTCCATATACAGTTAGACGTATTACTCGCATGATGAGTAAATCACATACACGCAAACTGTGTTTATGGGACTTGCTTCCGCATGAAAGAAAAGTAGTCAAATATGGCAGAGAACAAATTACATATGATTTGTCAGGGCGAATTCACCTAGACTATCTTGAACTTTATCGTAAGTATACATACCACGAAATGCATTCGTACTCACTTGATGCTATCGGCGAATACGAACTTGGTGAAAAGAAAATTGCATATGAAGGCACACTAGACCAATTGTATAACAGAGACTTCTATAAGTTTGTTGAATACAACAGACAGGACGTTGCACTTCTTGGTGAAATGGATAAGAAGCTACAATTTATTGATTTAGCAAATGAAATTGCACACGACAATACAGTTAATATCAAAACAACTATGGGTGCAGTTGCAGTTACAGAACAAGCAATCATTAATGAAGCACATAGACGAGGTATGGTTGTTCCAGATAGAAAGAAGCGTGACTGGACAGAAGAAGATATTGAACCCACTGACGCAGAGTTAGAAGCGGCAGAGAAACAGAAAGCCGCGGGCGCCTTTGTTGCAGATCCAAAGACTGGAATTCAACGATGGGTATCAGGTATTGATATTAACTCACTCTATCCATCTATTATTCGTGCATTAAATATGTCTCCAGAAACTATTGTTGCACAACTCGAACCAACTCTAACAGAAAAAATGATTGGTGATAGAATTGCTAATGGTAGACGAGGTGGCGGTAAAGGCTTTGGTGCGGCGCAGGCTTGGGAAGATACGTTTAGTGCAGAAGAATTTAGACTTGTTAATGAAAAAGATAAAACAGAAAAGATTAATCTTGTATTAGAAGATAATAAAGATGTTCGAAATGAAATGACAGGCGCAGAGATACACAACTTAGTATTTCAAAGTGACTTGCAATGGGCAATTACTGCCAATGGTACAATTCTAAAACAAGACGTACAAGGTATCATTCCTAGTTTATTAGAACGTTGGTATGCTGAACGTAAGATACTACAAGCAAACAAGAAAAAAGCTATTGAAGATGGCGACAAAGAAGCTATTACATTTTGGGATAAACGACAGCTAGTTAAGAAGATTAACTTGAACAGTTTGTATGGTGCGATTTTGAACGCTGGTTGTAGATTTTATGACAAACGTATTGGTCAAAGTACAACTCTATCTGGTCGTTGTATTACAAGACACATGGGTGCTAAAACTAATGAAGTAATCGCTGGTACTTATGATTACAAAGGCGAGTCCATTATCTATGGTGATACAGATAGTATCTATTATTCTATGTATCCTGTTTACAAGGAAGACATTGATGCAGGTAAGATTGAATGGACTAAAGAAAAAGTTATTGAACTGTACGATGAAATTGCAAATCAAGTCAATGCAAGTTTCCCTGACTTTATGAAAGACTTCTTTAATGCTCCACGCAAACAAGGTGAGATTATTGCGGCGGGTCGAGAGAACTGTGCAACTATGGGTATCTTCATTAAGAAGAAACGATACGCAATGCTTATCTTTGATGATGAAGGCGTAAGAAAAGACGTAGATGGTAAACCTGGTAAAGTAAAAGCTATGGGTCTCGATTTAAAACGTAGTGATACTCCTGATTATATGCAGAACTTTTTGAGTGATGTTCTTGTTACAATTCTAACAGACGGTACAGAACAAAACGTAATCGATATGGTTAAGATATTTAAGAAAGAATTCAGAGCAAAGCCTGGTTGGGAGAAAGGTACTCCTAAACGTGTTAATAATCTTACTATGTATAGAAATAAAGTAAAAAAGATTGCAAAGCAACAAGGCAAAGATTTCAAACTAGAGGGAAATAATAGCAAAAAAGATAAAGTACACTTGCCGGGACATGTTAGTGCGGCTTTGAATTGGAATACACTACGTGAATTACATGGTGACAAATATTCTGTTGAAATTACCGATGGTATGAAGACTATTGTATGTAAACTTAAACCAAACGCTTTAAAAATGACAAGTGTTGCAATTCCAATTGATGAAAAGCGTATTCCTGAATGGTTTCAAGAACTTCCTTTTGATGATGATTTAATGGAATCAACAATTATTGATAAGAAACTAGATAATCTTATTGGTGTTCTTAAGTGGGACTTAAGTGATGCTGATGCGTCTGAGCAATTCACCAATCTGTTTGATTTTTGATATGCACAATGTAGGAATAGTAGGGTCTAGTTATAGTGTAGGTTGTCACCATAACAAAGAGACCGGAGAAAACAATTTAGCATTGCCATTTGAAACATGGCTAGAGAAATATACAACAAACATGTCGTTTGTTAATTCAGCATGTTCTAGCAAGGGCACAGAACTTTACCTAAATAAGATTGTATACTTAAAAGAAAAATATAACATTGATATTCTGTTAATGGAGTTAGTAAACAATAGGTCAGAATTAAACTTTAAATGTCTTACAGAACCTTATCTAAAGATAAAACATGTCACTGATATGTCTATCATCGAAGATGATGTTTATAAAGATTCTGCATCGATATATGAATTTATGAGAGCATTAACGCAAGATATGGAAGAAGAATGGTTTGCAAAAACTAGAAAAACTTTTCAGCATTGGAAAGAAACACAAGAACAGATGGCGGCAAATCATATGTCACCAGAGTTTTGGGGCATGTTAGATGTGTATCAGGCAATTAAATTATGCAAACTATTAGATATAAAGGTTGTAACATGGCACAAATCGTGGGACTTCTATAACTATCCTGGATTTGAATCAATGCTACAGAAATCATTGTATATAGACTTTGATGGTACAAATGCACATGAGTATTATACAAAGAAGTATGCCGATAAAGATATTACATGCGATGGTAATCATTTCAATGATGAAACTAATGAAGAAATGATAAGAGATTTTATTGCACCTAAATTGGAGAGAATAAAATAATGTCATATACTGACTTAATTAATCGTAGAGCGACTAATGAAGCGTCTGATGAATGCTATACACCAGAGGATCAAATACTTCCTCTGCTAAAATATTTAGATAAGGATAAGACTTATTATGAAGCGACTAGTGAAAAAAGCGGTAGCATTGTTTCCGGATTCAACAAATACGGTTATAATATTGTTGGGTCTGATGGTAGGGATTTCTTTGATTGTACACGGAGTGATGTCTATGATGGCATTATAACTAATCCACCGTATAGCAAGAAAGACCAATTCTTAGAGCATTGTTATGCATTAGATAAGCCGTTTGCTTTGTTACTTCCCGTGACAAGTTTTCAGGGAGCAAGACGAGGGAAGATGTTTATGGACAAAGGAATGTCCGCACTTGTGTATAATTATCGTATTGATTTTACTGGAAAAGGTTCGCCTACATTCGGTAATGCTTGGTTTATATGGGGTTTTATGCCTCCAAACCAAATACATTGGGTAGATAATCCAGTAGCAGGAAAAACTAAAAAGGGTATTGACATTGATAGCAAATAGTGTTAATATAGTATTAATAAACCATAAGGAGAAAGAAAATGCAGGATATTTTAAAGGATATTGTTAAGCATACTCATTCGTTAGGTATCATTCAAGCGGCTAAAGTCACTACAGATGATACTGGTACAACGATTGATGCTATGGATGACGATAGAACAGTGGTGTTACGAGGCAAACTACATACACCAGTTAACGAATTCAAAGGCAAGTTTGGTCTTGGTAGACTAGGCGTACTCAACGGTTATCTAAACTATGAAGGTGAAGATAGAGAAGGTAAATCAGTTAAAGCCGGTGTAGAAGTTGGACATGAGGAACGCAATGGCGAAATGGTCCCTACACAACTATCATTCTCAATCGAAGGTGCAATGCAATCAACTTATCGTGTAATCGTAAGTGAACTTGTTGATGCACAGATTAAAACAGCAAACTTTAAAGGTGCCAAATGGGACGTTGAAGTTATGCCAACACAAAAAGCAATCAAAGACTTACAATACTTTGCAGGTATTCTAGGAGCATTTGATCCACTCTTTACTGTTAAGACAGTAGACGGTGTACTGAAATTCTTTATCGGTGACCGTTCAACAGACAGAGTAGAACTTCCATTCGCACAGAATGTTAACGGTGAACTAAACACTGGTTGGAGTTTCCCTCTATCGACTGTACTTACAATTTTGAAACTTGGTGATACTAGCACAATGAGTGTTAAAATCTCAGACCAAGGTGCAATGATGATTCAAGTAGATAGCGGATTAGGTCTATACGAATACATCTTACCAGCTAAATCAGGTAATTAAAGCGTGAAAGACTTAGGTAAAAATAATCTAAGTTCCGGTTATGCAATCTTTTTGCCGGCTATTTCAAATTTCTATGTTCGCAAAATCTCTCAGCATTATGCGGACAAGACAGATATGTTCCCACCAGAACGTATCCCTAAAGGATTTGAACACGGGTTAGATGGATTAAATATCTTGGATAAAGATAAAGGCTATGTACATTACGCTCATGGTCTTTACTCCGCAGGGCATGCCAATCTTGATTTAGAAGGTTCTAAAATTGATGATGGTATGGTCGTTAACCGTGATAGAGAAAACACAGTATTAGTAGGTGATTCAGGCGGCTATCAAATTGGTAGTGGTGCTTGGAAGCTAGACTGGAGTAATTTCGAAACTGGTGCAGATTGGCAAAAGACACGTTGTAGTATTATGACATGGTTAGAAGAATACTGTGATTATAGTATGACACTTGATATTCCTATGTGGGGATATCTTCCGCAGTATCGTGATAAGACAGGTCTTAAAACAGCAGATGAATGTTTAGAAAAGACAATCTTTAATCATCAATTTTTTATCGACAATCGTATTCCCGGTAAGACTAAATTTCTCAATACACTACATGGTGCTAATTGGGAAACAAGCGAGAAATGGTACCAAGCAGTCAAAAAGTTCAATGACCCAAAAGTATATGGTGATAGAGCATTTGAAGGTTGGGCTATGGCTGGCGACCATGCCGGTGATGCAGAACTTCTGCTAAGACGATTAATCACAATGCGTGATGATGGTATGTTAGCAGGTGACGATGTTTGGATACATACACTAGGCATTAGTGTTCTCCCGTGGGGTTGTTTCTTAACTGCTATACAGAGACAACTACGAAAACATGTTAATCCAAATATCACTATATCTTTTGATGCGGCTTCTCCATATATAACTGCATCTAAAGGTTTAGCATATGATTATCCCGACTTGAATGGAAACGCTTGGTCTTACAAGACTAAGAAGTTGAACTGGAGACAAGATATTTCTAATCCGGATCAACCTTGGATGTATGATGGGGAAATTGGTTCTCGACTTAATATGAGAGATATCAATTACATGCAACCAGGCATGTTGAATAGAAACAAAAAAGAAGCCAAATCAAGTTGGGATAGTCTATCTTATATATTAATTCAAGCACATAACACAGAGTATCATATCAAAGGTATGCAAGATGCATTACGTAGATTTGACCATGAATATGAAATGTTACATGATAAGATTGATATACACAACATGAACTTAGGCAAAACTAATGTGTTAAGTGATGTTGTGCCTGATACAGTATTGTATTTTGCAAAATTTGTTGAAGAATTATTTGTATCAGATGATCCAATGAACATGTTATCAGACTTCAAAGCATTTTTACGCAAATGTCAAGGATCACGTGTTCAAAATATATCTACAACTCCAGATTTTATGGAGTTCGAAGATGCAAATACAAAGACAGATGAGTTTGTGGAAGCAGTCAAAGGTAAACGTAAAGAGTATGATACACCTGATACTGTTTCAGACTTGTTTAGCTAATTCAACCAAGGAGGAAATAATGGCAAAAGGACAAAGAGCATTCGCTAAAAAGAAAGGACGCCGATTAGAAAAACTCAGAGAGGTACATCGGGCACTTGACAATCAGATTACAAAAGATTATAATAAGTATCAAGATGTTCAGGTTAAGAAAGTAGAAAAGATGAGAATTAAAGAAGAAATTGTAGCACTTGAAAAAGAACAAGAGCAACTAGATGACCAATAGAAAAGGTTATTACGACTTTATGTTAGACGAAAGTAGAAAGGCAAATATGGCAGACGATATTAAAAAACAAAAACAGAATGCAACAAGATGGATTTGGGTTACGTTTCAGAAAGAAGGTATACACAAGTATCCAGCGGCACTTGATGACCCTGCGTTGGCAACTGGCGATGAGTATGATGTTAGTTTTCTAGGATATCCTCATCGACATATCTTTCATTTTCGTGTAGCAATTACAGTCACGCACAACGACAGGGATATTGAGTTTATCCAATTTAAACGTTGGTTAGAGAAGCTATATGCAGAGAAAACTTTAGAACTAGATTACAAGTCATGTGAAATGATGAGTGATGATTTGTTCGATAAGATTGCAGAGAAATATCCTAATCGTAGTGTTAAAATTGAAGTATCCGAAGACGGAGAAAATGGGGCGTTGATTGAGTATGACACCTGATTACAGAGAATTAATAACACAGGATATACAGGATATGGTCCGAGTTATACCGGATCATCCTAAACCTGGTATTATGTACCAAGATATGGCAAGTATTTTTAATACGCCACAAGGACTATCTAAGGTAATGTCACTCATTCAGGATTGGTTATATGAAACAGAAATTGCATATAACTACAATCGCATAGTTGGATTAGATGCACGTGGATTCCCATTAGCAGGAGCCCTTAGTGCAGAAATGCATAGACCATTTGCGATGGCAAGAAAAAAAGGTAAACTACCAGGCGAAACTATTTTTACAGAATACGAACTTGAATACGGTACAGACGAACTACACCTACAATCTGATTCAGTGTTAGACGGCGACCGTGTTTTAGTACTTGATGATGTTATTGCAACCGGTGGAACACTGGAAGCAGTAACGTCATTGATTACACGACTAGGCGGAGAGACTATAGGAATAGCAAGTATTATGGACTTGACTTTCTTAGGTGGTTCTGCTAAACTAAAATCTCAAGGGTACGAAGTTTATAGTATCCTAAAGGAGTAACGAATGATATATCTTGTAGATTTGGAAAGTGTTGAATCCCGCTACACTAAGCAATGGAAGACACATTTCCCAACTGTTCTAAAAAACAACGGACTGAATGTGACGGTGATAGACGGCCCTAGTGCAGGCATTCCCGAAGCCACTACACCCGGTGCTTTTTTGAATTTCGGTGGTACTAATATCTACAAGGCGGCACAGATTACAAAAATTTCACAACTGTTTTGTGAAGGCAAAATTAAAGATGGTGATTATTTTCTGTACACTGATGCTTGGAACCCAACAGTTATCCAATTAAAATATATGGCTGAACTGTTGGGTATTGATATCCGGATTGGGGGTATGTGGCATGCGGGTTCGTATGACCCTCATGACTTTTTAGGTAGATTAATAGGGAACCGTCCATGGGTTCGAAATGCTGAAATGTCAATGTATGAATGTTTCGATGATAACTTCTTTGCAACTAGATTTCATATTGACCTTTTTACCCAGACATTTTTTGAAGACGATAGGGATATCGACCGGCAACTCCTTCACTCTATACGACAAGTGGGTTGGCCTATGGAATATATAGAAAGCGATTTAGCAGACTATAAGGGTATGGCAAAAGAGGATACTATTTTATTTCCTCACAGGTTAGCGCCTGAAAAGCAACCAGAAGTTTTTGACTATCTTGCAGAGCAAATGCCCGAGTATAATTGGGTGAAGTGTCAAGAACTTAATTTATCGAAAGAAGAATACCACACGATGCTTGGTAAGGCAAAGATGGTGTTTAGTGCTAACTTACAAGAAACTTTAGGTATATCTGTATTTGAAGGACTTGTAGTTGGTGCTATCCCATTGGTACCAGATAGACTATCATATACAGAAATGTGGTCTGATACGTTCAAATATCCTAGCGAATGGACAACTAGTTTAGATGCAGTAAAAGAAAACATAGAACAAATTAAGACACATATTCGTATCTTAATGAATAAAAACTCTGACATGGAAGATGCAATGTCAAAAGAAATTGAAAATGTAAGAAACTTTTACTCTGTTGATAATTTAGTTAAAGAATTGCATAAATACAGATGATAGTGGGTCTCCCACTCGCTATCACTTTTATGGGAGAATACAACATGGCAAGATATAGAACACTGATTATGAATAACACAGGGCTTGGTCCAAAGGTTAAAGTAAGACGTTCAATCGATATGCGTGAAATGGCAGACTTTGGTAATATTACGGAATCAACGCAAGACTTACCAACATCTGGTGCAACACATAGAGGTGACGCTTTAGGCTCAACATCAGCCACAAGAGGTTATGTTAATCTTTCAACAGTTAATGACTTGGTTGTAGTTGATACACAAGACATGGGTTCTATCACAGAAACAGCTAGAACTGGACTTGGATATAATGACGAACCATATCAATATTAATTTATTTTAAATTAGCTATTGACATTACAGACCCACTCGTATATAATAGTATTGTATATGGGTGGGTTTTCCACCATACACAACAATATAGATAAGGAACATAGTATAAATGAAAAAGACTTCCGAAATATTAAAGGCACGATTAGATGCCTCGGGCGCTCGTTATTGGGCAGGAGATAATATATCAGATATTATCGAAAAAGGTGATAAAGAAAATCTTATAGACGAACTCACTGAAAAGTTTGAAGGCGTATTAGACAGTTTAGTAATAGACAGAAAAACTGATCCAAATTCAATGGATACAGGTAGACGTTTAGCTAAAATGTATATCAACGAACTCATGGCAGGTAGGTATGAATTACCCCCTCCTGCAACTGCATTTCCTAATGAACCAGATAATGTAACAGGTGACAAGTATGAAGGTATGCTTGTTGTTCGCTCGGAACTAACAAGTGTCTGTTCACATCATCATCAACCTGTTAAAGGTGTTGCATACATTGGTATCATTGCCGCAGACAAACTTATTGGTCTAAGCAAGTATACTCGTATTGCACAATGGTGTGCAAGGCGTGGTACACTACAAGAAGAACTAGCAATGGACATAAACAGAGAAATTCGTAAAGTTACAGGCTCAGATGATGTAGGTGTGTATATTCAAGCAACACATGGTTGTTGTGAGAATAGAGGTATAATGGCTCATAGTAGTCTTACACAAACAACTGTTCTCAAAGGTTCTTTTTTTGAGAATGCACATGTAAAAACAGAATTTATGGATAACATTAAACTACAACAGGAGTTTGCACCAAGATGATAGGCGCACCTGTATTTGAAAAAGGTTATCCTTCTTACGAAGCAGTTAACAAAAAGTCAGCTATGAAATTGAGATATTCAGAAGCATTTTATTCTGTACAAGGCGAAGGCAAGTTTGTAGGAGTACCTAGTGTATTCCTACGAACCTTCGGCTGTAATTTACGTTGTCAAAACTTTGGTCTTGAGCGAGGCAGAGAGAAGACACGTTATAATCCAGAAGTAGAACAATTAATTAAAGATGGTGTACATGAAACTACAAAGAAATTTGAAGACTTACCCATCATACATACAGGATGTGACACTTATGCAAGTATCTATCCAGAGTTTAAGCATTTAGTGATGGACAAAACTATTGATGAAGTAGTAGAGCATCTATTATCGCTTACTCCAGAAGGAAAATGGACTCAAGACAATGGACAAGACATTCATTTAATTTTAACAGGAGGCGAACCGTTGTTGGCGTGGCAACGATTGTACGTAGAACTATTCGAACATCCACGTATGAAGGACTTAAAAAATGTCACATTTGAAACAAACACTACACAAGCATTACACAACGAGTTATTTGACTATCTCACAGACAATGACCGCATTAAAGTCACATGGAGTTGTTCGCCTAAGCTATCCGTTTCTGGAGAATCTTGGGATACTGCTATTAAGCCTGATGTGGCTCATGAGTATGCTCTTGTTGATGGTAGCGATATCTATCTCAAATTTGTTGTTGCTGATGCTATTGATGTTGATGAAGTGCATAAAGCTGTTGAACTATACAGGAAAGCGGGCGTTGAGTGCCCTGTCTATTGTATGCCAATGGGCGGTAGAAGTGAAGGATATGATTTTACAGTCAAGCAGGTGGCCCAACTTTGCATGGAGAAAGGGTGGCGTTTCACGCCCAGATTACACATCAACTTATTCGGAAATGCATGGGGCACATGATGATGGTACTGCCTCAAGGCATGATGAAGATTATGAAGTCAAAGACAAAACAGGACTTGAACAAAGAATTCGGGAAGCTGGATATTAATAAGGAGTTAAAATGAATAACTATATTTTTACAAGCGAGAGTGTCAGTGATGGGCACCCAGATAAAGTAGCAGACCAAATTAGTGATGCACTAGTTGACGCTGGACTTGAGAAGGGTGATGAAACAACACGTGTAGCCATTGAGACACTTGTAACCACCAACCATGTAACGGTAGCGGGCGAAGTAAAAAACTTTAATCTAACAGATGCGACTGTTGAACGTATTATACGTAATAAAGTTAAAGAAATTGGATATGAACAAATGGGATTTCATTGGAATAAATTAAAAATTTATAATGAAATTCATTCACAGAGTGGAGACATTGGACTAGGTACTGATGATTTCGGTGCTGGTGACCAAGGGTTGATGTTCGGATATGCATGTAACCACACAGATAGTATGATGCCTGCTCCGATACATTACGCACATGAGATACTTAAAGACCTCAAAGAGAAACGAAATACTGCTTATAAATTTCTATTACCAGATGCGAAATCACAAGTAAGTTTACAATATGAAGGTGGTAAAGTAAAACGTGCTGACCAGATTGTTGTAAGTACACAACATACTGAGGGTTCTGAGCAACTTCTTAAAAGCACAGTTGGTGAAGCAGTTAATAATGTAATGGGAGATTTAATTGATAAAGATACTATATGGCATATCAATCCTACTGGCAAGTTTGTTATTGGTGGCCCTGATGGTGATACAGGACTCACCGGACGCAAAATTATCGTGGATACCTATGGGGGTTTTGCTCCTCACGGTGGGGGTGCTTTTAGTGGAAAAGATCCTACGAAAGTAGATAGGTCAGCGGCTTATATGGCAAGATGGTTAGCAAAGAATATTGTAGCAGATAACATGGCAGATTGGTGTAATATACAATTAAGCTATGCTATTGGTGTTAAGGAACCAACTAGTATCTATGTTGATAGTAACGGGCATAATCGTTCAATTCAAAAGTTTATTAGAAACAATATCGACTTGACACCTAAAGGTATCATTGATAGATTTGATTTATTTAATTTTTATAAGTATAGTGAGAACTGTACATATGGACACTTTGGTGACAAGAATGTCCCATGGGAACAAATAGGGTGGAACGGCGTACAGAACGAAGATGCGGATGCACTAGAAGCCGAAATCAATAGAGGATGCTAAAATATGTTTTATAAAACTAATGAAGAAATTTTAGGAATTACAGTTACAGAATTCGTTGATGAATGGTATGAGAAACAAGATTATATTCTTGTCGATATCAGAGATACAGAAGAACGTAAAAGTGCAGGAGTTGTTAAACAAACGTTTAATATTTCAATGTATGAAATACCTGACCAAATTGAAATGGCGCCTACACATATTGTGTGTTTGATTTTATGCCAAGACAGTACAAAGTCAGAACAAGTAACAAAGTATCTTAAGAATAATGGATATAAGAATATGCTTTATATCAAGGGAGGGATTGACGAATTAATACAGGCAGTGCCTGAATTGAAAGGATAATAATTATGGATATAATGAAACCAAACACTTGGTTCAAGTCAGAAGAAGAAACTGATAGAATACAAGCGAAAAAATTAAGTAACGAAAAAGAACGTGACATTGCGTTAGCTGGACTTGATTTAAAATATGGCCATATTACAAACGATGACCATGATAAAAAAGTTGCTACTTTAAAAGGAGAGCCTTGGGTTAAAGTATTAAAGATGGAACTTGAACTTAATAAACCCGGTTCAGGTTTCTTTGAGATTGACTTTAACGAAGACTTTGTAGAGTATCTTGCTAATAATGGCTATGAAGGTTCTGACAATGATACTATTGTTGACAACTGGTTCAATGATTTATGTAAGAACATTGTAATGGAAGGACTTGAAGATGATGAAGGTACCACTAAAAGTGCAGACACTAAAAGTAAAGATGGTGTAATCATTCAAAGACTAAAAACCGGTGATGACACTGCCGAATATTCTTGACAAGTAACACAAAGTGTGTTATTCTAGTACTGTATATAAAACTAAGAGGATCTACTAATGGCTACATTTATTCTTGTTGATAGTTTCAACATGTATCATAGAGCAAAACACGTGGCAATGCGTGGTGCTAATGTCGATATGAAAATCGGTATGGCTTTTCACATTATGATGTCAAGCGTCAAAATGTGTTATAACAAATTCAATGCCGACCATGCAGTATTTTGTTTAGAAGGACGTAGTTGGCGTAAAGACTTTTACACGCCATATAAAGCTAATCGCAAGATTGCACGTGAGTCATTATCAGTACGTGAGCAAGAAGAAAATCAAATCATGTTTGATGCGTATGATGATATGATTGGTTTCTTAGATAAAAAGACTAATTGTACTATGTTACATAATAAACAAGCAGAAGCAGATGATATGATTGCTTTGTTTATTGAATCACATCCAGACGATGAGCATATTATCGTATCAAGTGACAGTGATTACATGCAACTAGTCACAGACAATGTAAAGATTTATGATGGTGTACAAAATCGTATCATTACTAAAGAAGGCTTCTTCAAAGATGATAAGAACATGACACCAATGAAAGACAAAAAGACTAAAGAACTTCTCCCTGCTCCAGACCCTGAGTGGTTACTGTTTGAGAAGTGTATTCGTGGTGATACATCGGATAATATCTTTAGTGCATACCCTGGTGTACGTAAAAAGGGTTCACGCAATAAGACAGGTATGATTGAAGCATTTGAAGATAAAGCAACAGGCGGTTTTAATTGGAATAACTTCATGTTACAGAAATGGACTGACCATCATGGTGATGAGCATACAGTACGTGAAGACTATGAACGCAATGTAAAACTTATTGACTTGACTGCACAGCCTACAGAGTTAAAAGTAGATTTTGTAGAGACTATAGCAGAAGCAAGTAAGCCTAAGAATATCAATGGCGTCGGTGTTAACTTTCTAAAGTGGTGTGGGGTGTGGGACTTACAGAACTTATCTAAAGCGCCTGATGAAATGGCCGCTATCTTAAACAAATCATATCCTCACGGATAATATAATGAATATAACTAATGAAGATATTGAGGCATTCAAGAACATGAACCGCAAATACATATTTGATGTTGATGGAACCTTAACACCAAGTAGGGGTAAAATAGATCCAGAGTTCCTAGAATTTTTCAATGAATTCATAAAAGAAAATAAAGTATACTTAGCCACAGGAAGTGATGCACCAAAAACTATTGAACAAATAGGACAAGACTTATTTAACTCAGTAGAAAGAGTATATAATTGTAGCGGTAATTCAGTATGGGAAAACGGCATCAACATATATAACAACGATTGGGTATTAGCAAAAGTACCTCAGTTGTTTTTGGATAGAGAGTTATTCCAAAGTGAATTTACTACTAGAACTGGTAATCATTTTGATGCAAGGCCAGGTCTAATGAATTTTAGTGTTGTTGGCAGGGGTGCAACAACGGAACAAAGAGAAGAATACGTAAAGTATGACACTGAAACAAAAGAACGTTGGACTATCGCAAAGAAATTCAACGATAATTTTATGGTTTCAGAGAAAGTAGTAGCCCAAGTAGCCGGTGAGACAGGGCTAGATATTATGCCAGTAGGTAAAGGAAAACAGCAAATCATTAAAGATTTTAATGATTTAGATGAAATTATCTTTATAGGTGATAAGACTATGCATGGTGGTAACGATTATGATATATCAGAAGCAGTGAAGCTATTGGTAAATGGAAAGAGTTATCAAGTAGAAAGCTATAAAGATACTTGGGAAATATTAAAAGGAAAAGAAAATGTTTAGATTTTTTACAGAAAAGAAATGGTCCTTATGGGCCTGGTTAGGGTCAGCATTAATCTTATCATCACTCTGGATACAAGTTGAGATTGATGTTAAGATTAACGAATGGTTTGGTCAGTTTTATGATATGATTCAAACGGCTTTAGCAACACCTAATGCAATCACTATAGGTGAATATTGGGCCAGCTTAGGAACGTTTATCTATCTAGCAATGATATATGTTGCTATTGCAGTGCTAGTAAGTTACTTTACAGCACACTATTTGTTTAGATGGCGTACGGCAATGGTTGAATGGTATCATTCAGTATATGATAAAGCAAGAACTATTGAAGGTGCCGCACAAAGGGTACAAGAAGATACTATTAAGTTTAGTCGTATTATGGAAGGACTAGGTACAAGTTTTATTGAATCGATTATGGTTCTAGTTCAGTTCGTTCCTATTCTATTTGGTTTATCAGTAGGTATTCCTATCTTCTTCTTTGGAGATTGGCAATATGGATTGATTACAGGTGCTATTGTTTGGTCAGTAGGTGGTACACTATTCTTAATTGGACTAGGTTGGTTACTACGATTAGTAGGAGTTGAATATGACTTACAAAAGAAAGAAGCCGCATATCGAAAGATATTAGTTATTGCAGAAGATGATGAAACTGTGAGACCAAAGACTATTAACGAATTGTTTGATGGCGTTCGTAGTATTCACTTTAAATCTTACTTGCGTTATTTGTATTTTAATGTAGGACGTATTACATACTTACAAGCAAACGTACTAAGTGCTTATGTGTTCTTAGCACCGGCTATTGTAGCAGGCGTTGTAACACTTGGTGTAATGCAACAGATTATTCGTGCATTTGGTAGAGTAGAAGGCTCACTTCAATATCTATTTAAAGCATGGCCAACACTTATTGAGTTAATGAGTGTATTCAAACGTTTAAGAGAATTTGAACGTCAAATCAACGAAAAATAAAAAATGAACAGACGAAAAGGATAAATACATTTGTACGAAGTTAACTCTTTGTACAAATGGTTTCAATGGGTATTATATGTATACAACAGAAATTATAAAAGATAAGTTTTGGATCCTAGAAGATGCTGGTGTTAAACTTGGCACTATTAGGAAAGGGGACAGTGATGCTAACTTTGAAGTAATCACGAGGAACAAAGGTGTTGACTACCTAGACCTCGATGCTCTAACTACAAAATATGGCAAAACTATCCTCACACCAAAACTTGTTAAGAAGATTGAAAGTGTAGAGTACGGAAAGGCACTAGACGAAGTTGAAGGTTATCCGTGTAAACACAAGGCATGTAACTCAGGTATGCAAACTGTTCAAGGAAAACAGATACCTGTGTATACAAAAAGTGACACTAGTAAGACATTTTATGCGGCTGGTTATTATGGATTACATTTTAGCGGAGTATGGAGAAATACTTACTGTGTCAAACTAGAAACATTGGATAATTATGAATTCGTCGGTCCGTTCAAGACCAAATCAGAACTTGAGGCAGAGGTACTAAAGGCTAGTAAACAAGATTAATGTATAAAAACTTAAAAGATTTCATTGCTATTGTAAATAGGGCAAATTTACGAGGCGAGACAAGTATTCGTTTGTCAATAGACATTGCAAACGGCGTTGAAAGTGAGTTAGCACAACTTCTACTAGAATTAAAAGAGAGTGATAAGGATAAGAACATAACACTAGACGGAGGACAATTCCAATCATAATAAAGGAGAATCTTTATGATTCTAATGATGAAGAAGTTGTTAAAGTGGTCAGGGTTATTATTAGTGGCAGTGGTGTTTTCATTTGTTACTAATTCATATGTAAGAGAGATACAAGAATCCATACATAAAGGAATAGGCTGGTCATACGACCAGTTTGGACGAGATACAGGTGATTTTCTGTATGACCTTAATGGTGTCGTATTTAATGGCAAGGGATTCGATGGTGAACGTGACATTAAACACGCAATCAACCGTAGCTATAAGAGTATCGTACAGGTAAAACTCATGCCATCAGATAATGCATTTGTGCAAAATCTAGGCGGGCAGGGCACGGGCTTCTTTGCCAAAGTAACAGATAAACATGCTTACATTGTAACAAACTATCATGTTATAGAACGCAAATCAGAACTTCCATTAAATCTTAAACTTCAAATAAACACTGCAACTGAATGGTGGCCGTATGACGGTGAAATCATTGGGTTTGATCCAGTTGCCGATATTGCAGTTATTAAAATTGAAAAGAAAGATAATGAAGAATGGGAAGCATTAGAATTTATAGAAGATTCCAGAAAAGATATAACAGAAGGTGATCCAGTTGTTGTCATTGGTCATGGAATGTCTTTACCATATACTGCGAGTGTAGGTGCAATTACATATGTAAATAGATTTGGTACTGGTCCTTATACATTACATCTACAAGTAGATGCAGTTGTCAATCAAGGCAATAGTGGAGGTCCTGTTATAACTACAGACGGCAAAGTTGCAGGTGTTATACTAAGTATTTTGTCACCAGGTAGAGCAATACCAGGATGGGATGGTGTTGGATTAGCTGTTCAATCTGAGATTGCCCAACGTGCAATGAATTACATTTTAGAAACTCATGTTTCAGACGTAGTTGATTGGGTACCATATGCCGAACTTCCTTTTACATTTAAAATATATACATATGAAGAATTAAAAGAAATGGAAATGTTAGATTTGCCTAGAGAGGACAGGCATATGATGTATGCATTCATGGATGATAATGAAGATTCATCAGCCTATGAAGCTGGATTGCGTACTGGTGATTTCTTTTTAGAGATAAATGGTAAAAAAGTATACGGACCCATGAATATTATGCAAGAAGGTCTGCATTCGTTTCCGGGTGAAACAATGACACTTAAAGTTAAGCGTGGTGATGAATTTACTGGGTACGAAGAACTTGAATTTAGTTTTATACTTACTGAAAAAGACAGAGTAGAATTGCAAGGCTGGCTTGACCAAAGGAACACACCACGAGGCAAGTAACGTATAAATACATTAACTACGTATATATATTCAGAGATTTTGATAAATACATGTAGTAATAATTAACAAGGATTTCATATGGCAAGACCTAAACCTACAATTCTACTTGAGCATACGGATAACAAAACATATCGTAGTGAGCAAGTCCTAAAAGCAGATGCCGTGTATGCGGTATTCCACAAAGGAGTAGCAATAAATCTACGTAGCTTGAACTCATTAGTTAATTTCCCAGGACCAAAATATAAAAAAGTATCGTTCTCTAATCCAGGACATGCTATCAATCTGGCACAGAGACTAAACAGTTTATTTCGTTGCGATGATTTTGAAGTTTTTGTCTTGACTAAGGGCGAAAAACTTGAGTTAGACTAAATGTTAAATGTTAAAAGATGAACTAATAAAGTATCTGAATGATAACACTAAAGGTCGAAAAGCAGGCCGTAAAGAGTTTCGTACAAATGATATTTTCATTAGTTCTTCTGAAAATGATAAGAACTTTAGATTAACATCATTTGGTGCTGGTATACTAAAGTCACATTTCAAAGAGTACGTAATCAAAAATACTAATTCAGTTGGTATCAATCTTAAGATTGACCAAACGGGTAAGATGATTCTCGTCTTAGACCGATACCTTAACAGTCCATATATCCTTACTAACCATAGATTACGAGTGTTTGAAGAAAGCATAGCCGCAGAGATATCCTTACTTGGATTACAAGACTGGGTTGAGCAAAAACACACCATATATGGCATTTCCAATATAATTTAAAAAAACTTCATTTATTTAGGTCAAAAAACTTGACAGAATCACGAATCGTGCTATTATATAGTTAATGATACAAAACAAAGGAAATGAAAATATGTCTGCACAAGTTTCAATGAATGATATGGATGTACGAATTGTACGTCCGAGTGATATTAAAGCTGAAATTAATTATGCTTTTAATCGTCAACGACCCGTCTTTATTTGGGGTCCTCCGGGAGTAGGTAAATCTGAGATTGTTGATTCAATCACACAAGAGCGTTCAGGTTATATGATTGACTTACGACTTGCTCTTATGGAACCTACTGATTTACGAGGTATCCCATACTATAATGAGAAAACAAATACTATGGATTGGGCGACACCGTCTGATTTGCCTAGTCAGGAACTTGCTGACCAGTTTGAAAACATTGTATTGTTTTTAGATGAAATGAACCAAGCACCGCAATCAGTACAAGCGGCGGCTTATCAACTTATTCTTAACAGGCGTCTAGGTAATTACACTCTACCTGATAATGTTCTTATTGTTGCCGCTGGTAACCGTGAGAGTGATAGAGGTGTTGCTTATCGTATGCCAAGCCCACTTGCTAACCGTTTCGTTCACTTAGAAATGGGTGTTGACTTTGAAGATTGGCAGACTTGGGCTCTTGAAAACAAAATCCATTCTGATGTTGTTGGTTACTTAACATCTAATAAGATGGACTTGTTTAACTTTGACCCACGAACTGCATCACGGGCTTTCGCAACTCCTCGTTCATGGACTTTTGCATCACAGTTGATGCCAATGAAAGATGAAAATATCGATGATAGTAAACTGCATGACTTAATTGCTGGTACTGTTGGTGATGGTGTTGCTACTAAGTTTATGGCTCACCGAGCAATTTCTGGTAAACTTCCTAATCCAACTGATATCTTAAATGGTAAGGTAAAAACGGTGTCTAGGGAAGCTAAGGAAATCTCAGCTATGTTCTCACTAACTGCTTCACTATGTTATGAGTTGAAAGAACATGCAGAGAAAAACAAAGGCAAAATGGATGAGTTGTACAAAATGGCTGATAACTTTTTCAGGTTCATGATGGATAACTTTGAAACTGAAATGATTGTTCTAGGTGGTCGTACTGCACTAAAAGTTTACAAACTTCCACTTGAGCCTAGGAAGGTTCCTTGTATCGAGGAGTTCTTTAAGAAATACGGTAAGCTAATTATCGAGGCTCATAACGCATAAGAGCAGACACTTTATTGCGTTTTAAGGGAGAGAGGTGTTGACTTCTCTCCCTTTTTTTGTTATAATTAGATATGATTTGGGAAACAATAAAAGCACAGGCAAAGAATCACGGTAGCAAGACTGCCCTGATTTGCCACGATAAGAGTTATACATACAACGAACTAATCACCAGTGTTGAAAAACTAGGTGCTACGTTGTCTACTGCCATCAGGCCTGGTGAGCGTCTACTATTTTCAAGTGAAAAAGAATATCATTATGTAAGAATGGTATTAGCTTGTGATATGTTAGGAGTCACATTCATGCCCACTATGCCAAATCTAACTGAAGGTATGGTATCTCGTATTGAGAATGCCAGTAAACCAAATCATATTATTCTAAATGAGGATGATGCATCTAATCTAAAACCTCATAACAAAGGATTAGTATTTGCCAAAGGTGCAGATGATTTATATACTGTTATATTTACTAGCGGTACTACAGGAGAGCCTAAGGCAGTCCCACATACTAGAATGGCATGTGTCCAAGGCTCAATACAAAACATTCTAATTCAAACTTTAACATCTGATGATGTAATACTCTCACAACTTCCTCCTTGGACTATTGGTGGTCTGTATCTTTATACACTTCCTGGTTTAATGAAAGGGTGTACAGTAATTTGTGAAATGTTTAATCCCAGAAAGTTTATTAAGATTTGTAACGAAATGAAACCTACGATAGGTATTATGGTTCCTGCAATGATGTTGGCCCTGTCTAAGACACGTGGTTGGAAAGACGCAGACTTGTCTCATTGGCGTGAGTTAGGTTTTGGTAGTACAGTTTGTCCGGAAGAAATGCTACAAGAACTATTTGATAAAGGTGCACCTGCATTAAGAAACTTGTATGGCTGTACTGAAACACATGTACCAATGTTTACACACTTGGCAACTCCAGATGATCCACATCCTTTACAAATTCATATTACTGATAACTATGATTTCAAATTAGATAGATATGGTGTTGCTTGGATTAAAGGTAGTTGTGTTACAGAAGGATATCTGAATCAAGAAACACCTATAGATGATGATGGCTATTGGTGTACTGGTGATGTATTAGAAACTCAGCATAATCTTTTATTTTATAAATCACGTAAAACAGATTTAATAAAAGTAAACAGTTTCAATGTATCGCCTATTAAAATTGAAAATATGTTATTACCTCATGAAGAGGTTAACGAAGTTTGTGTTACATATCGTGATAGAGGACTAGGGGAAAAAGAAATTGTTGCAGTAGTCAGTGCGGACAGTGAGATAAATAGTCTTGAGTTGATGGACTTTGTTAAAGATAAATTATTTCAGTATGAATTACCTAAAGAAATTGTTATTACCAAAGATCCACTACCTAGAAATCCTATGGGCAAAGTTCAGAGACACGTAGTCAAAGAACAATTTGTGGAGTAAAAATGAAAGCCAAACTAAAAAAACTTGTAATCGTTGGTGGTGGAATAAACGGTTGGTTCACTGCAGGTTACATGAAAAATAAGCACCCGTGGTTAGACATTACTTTAATTGAGAGTGATAACATTCCTACAATAGGTGTAGGTGAAAGTGTAGTGCCTCAAGTAAATGATTTATTATCAACAATGGGTCTTGAGGAAAGAGACTGGATGAGTTATACTAATTCAGTTTATAAATTAGGTAACAAATTTGTTGGTTGGAGTACACCAGGTAAACGACACCATGTAACAGACCATTGGAATGCACCAAAGGAAGATGTACAATACTATTCATTTTCATTCGCACTACCTGAGAAACATCTAACCAGAAGTTTTTATGGACAACTTACTACAGATGATTACTTTACTAATTCTAAAGGCGAAGCCGGAGTAAATGATAAGTGGAACGACTATTGGTTGCAATTAGTACGTGATGGTAGAAAAAACATTAATGAACTTTCAGAGGATATGCATGAACAACATTATTTAATGAAAGGTAACAAGGCACCATTTGATATGGATGATAACTGCTTAGTCGGTGACTGGTCAGCATATACATATCATTTAGATGCAAATAGATTTCCAGAAATCATTAGAGATAAAGTTGCCATACCAAAAGGGGTTAATCATTCCATTGGTGATGTCAAAGATATCATTAAAGATGAGGATGGATACATTACAAAACTAATAATGGAAGATGGCATAGAACATGAAGGTGATTTGTTTATCGATTGTTCAGGCTTCCACAAAGTATTAGTGGATGGGATGAATAATGAATGGCATGATTACGATTTTATTCATACACAAGATGCTATTGTTGGTCCACTAAAGTACAAGGACATATATAACGAATTCAAACCGTATACACAAACGTATGCACAAGACGAAGGCTGGAACTTTGTTATTTCATTATATAACAGAATGGGTTCAGGTTATATTTTTGATAAGACTGAAATATCTGTCGAAGATGCAAAAGCAAAGTTTATGAAATATTGGGAAGGTTATGAGTTTATCAAACCACCAAAACATATTTCATGGAAGGCAGGACGTATGGTTACTCCTTGGAATAAAAACGTACTAAGCATCGGAATGAGTCATTCATTTATTGAACCAATGGAAGGTAATGCATTATACATAACACAATGGGGCATACAGATATTAGATAGATTAGTAAAACGTGCATGGGACGAGGATAAAACTATATCACCTGGAAGTGTACATGCATATAATAAGAGTATGAATAAATTAGAAGACCATACTGCAAACTTTATTGCATATCATTATACATTATCAAATAGAGAAGATACTAATTTCTGGAAGAAACAAAAAGAGTATGGCAAGAAGCACAATCATGCCAAAGCATGTTGGGAAGAGTATAGAAACCCTGACAATCATATAGGTAATAGTTTATATCCTGATTATATGTGGATGAATGTAGCCACTGCTATGGGGTGTTTTGATGATTCAGTTGAACTAAATACTAAGAAAGAACTGTTAGACAAAGCAGATATAATGTTCGAGTATTGCAAGAAATTAAGTAAGGCACAAGGCGATTTGGCTCCACATGCATACGATTGGCATAGAAAGTTTTTGTTTGATGGCAAAAGCCACGAAGAAGTATTAGAGGAATCACTAAAGAAGTAATGACATATCAAAATAAAGTAACAGTAAAAGTATTTTTCATGTTAGCAATTACCTTAATTGGTATACCGGCATACTTTATTACAGGTGGATCTTGGCAACTTGCATTAACATTTACCTTATATGGTTGTGTAACAAATGCATTGTCACAGATTGCATATCATCGATGGTTATGTCATGACCAATTTGTTCCTCATATCGTAGGACGCTATGCAATGTTGTATGGTATTATTATGAGTGCAAATGGAAGTCCAATACAATATGTGTACTCTCATTTAAATCATCATAAGAATTCAGATACAGATAAGGACACGCATAATCCAGCTGACCTAGGCTTCTGGAAAATGTGGTTAGGACATTATAAGACGCCAGAGGATTATATTAGTTTACGTTTTCTATTAAAGAAACGTGATGTAGTTTATGTTGATAGAAACTATTGGAAACTATATGCATTATTCACATTAATACATTTAATAATCAGCCCGTGGTTAGTTGTATGGCAAGCATTTAACTTTACTCACATGTGGGTAGCACTTACTTGGTTAAACTTCTCAGCACACAAAGAGGGTGGGCCTGCTAGATTAGGTGGCTTTTCAAACATCTGGATGATGGGAGAGGGATGTCACGACATACATCACAAGTATTCAGCAAGACTTGATATGTCACGTGATGACCTAACTGATTGGGCTGGTAAATATTATATTCCAATGTTATTGGCTAAGAAATGAAAGTATTAGAAACATTCACTGGTGCAGAGGGTTACGAATTTAAAGTAGTAGAATACGATAGCACATTAAAAGCAGACTTAGAAGAATTCTGCGATAAGTGTGGTGATGCAGGTATACTAAATAATGCTAGTCTCAAAGCATTGAAGTTTGGCAAATGGGGTTCACAAGAGAACTGGTGGTTTGTTTATCACGAGGATAAGATAGTATCAATGGCAGGTGCACATTACTTGCCACATGTACATGATACATGTTATATGATAAACTATAGATTGGCAACACTACCTGAGTGGCGTAATATGGCAGACGATAGACAGAATACTAGAAGAATGTATCATGAGTTTGGATTTGCAAGATTAGTTCCTTTTATGGTAGATTGGGCACATGAACAAGGAGCCACAGATTGTGTGGTTACAACAGCATCACAAGACCACAGTGAAGATAGAAGTGGCACGATGCACAAGATATGGAGATTTGCTTATGTGGCATGGCCACACGAAGATAAGCTAACTCTATTACATAAAGATTTCCCATTGTATGGGATTAAGCAAGATGTTTGGAAGTTTAATTGGAGAAACTTTAGAACAGGAGAGAGGATAGAAAAACATGATTAAAAGTCTACTAGAAAAATATACTTATGGTTGGAAGATGCGAACACTATGGATTGTTTTGCACCTGGTATTACTCTTTAGTATTATAACCGCACCAGAGTATTTTTGGTACTCGTTTGCATGGGGTTGTATAACAACTATGATAGGTGGATTTGCAGGTTGGCACAGATATTGGGCACATAGAAGTTATCAGACTGGAAGGAAACGTCAGGTACTATTGCTCTGGTGGGGCGCATTAGGCTTTCCAGGTAAACCATTAGCAACGATAGGTGGACATAGATTACATCACAAATATTCCGATGTAGAAGGTATGGACATACATAGTCCAAGAGAAAAATCATGGTGGGAAAACTTAATGGGTTTCTATGAAGACTTTCCTCCTGAACGTAGAATTTTTAAAGACTTATATATGGATCCGCAAGTAAGATTTATGCAACGTTATTATTTTCAAATTATTACAGTTGCTATGATTATTCTATTTCTTATCGATCCAATCTTACCGGGATATGTATTAGGTATTACAGGCGTGTATCAATTTTGGGTAGGTACATTTGGTATTGTACATTTACTACACATATTTGGTAAGCCAGAACACGATACAGGTGATGATAGTAAGAATAACTGGTTCTTAGCATTAATCACATTCGGTGAAGGTTGGCATAATAACCATCATAATAACAGTTTAAGTTACACTACACAAGAGAAGTGGTATCAATTTGATCCAACAGGATTAATCATCAAATACATTATAGCAACGGATTTAAAATATGACCGTATATATTAACGACCTTTCATGTTTCACGCCCTTCGGTGATTTACAGGAAACATGGAAAGGAGTTACCAATAACAAAGTAGCATATGGGCCAATTACAAAGTTTGACCCAAATGAAAGTAGATGGACACGAAGCAAAGTAGCTGGAGAGTTTCATTTCGATGCAAAAGAATATCCTATCATAACTGAGTCAGAACGTGATAGACTTCCAGAATCAAATCAATGGGCTTTAGCATTAGCAAGTCAAATAAACTTAGATGGATTAGATAAAAGTCGTACAGGTGTTATTGTATCTCCGGGCTTCTCTATGTACTTAGAAATTTTACAGTCAAATAAGGAAAATGCTGATAACATTTATCACTATTGTCCTGATATGATTGCACATAATATAAACATGAAATATGGTTTAACTGGTGCTAGTGCAATGACCTTGACTGCATGTAGCACAGGCATCTATAGTGTTATATGGGCGGCCATGATGATTGAAATGGGTATGGTA